AATACATTTATTAGTGCAAAAATTGGATTGGTTAATATGATACAAGATGTTGCAGAAAAGCAAGGACATATTAATGTTGATGTAGTAACTAATGCACTTGCCAAAAGCGATCAGCGTATAATGGGTCCAAGTTATATGAAAGCAGGAATGGGCGATGGTGGAGCATGTCATCCAAGAGATAATATAGCTCTACGCTACATGGCTCAAAACTTGGGGTTGCAATATGACATATTTGATGCTATAATGAATGCAAGAGAAGTGCAGGCTAAAAATATGGCAAATTATTTAATTAAGATTGCTGAGGAGCGTTCTTTACCAATTTTGCTAAATGGCATTGCATATAAACCAGGAGTACCATATACTGACGGAAGTTATAGTTTGTTAGTAGGACATTATTGTAAAGAAGCAGGCTATCATTGTATTGAAGTTGATCCAATGGCTAGTCCACAAAAAGGTCCTTTCACAGCCGTAGCATTATTGGCACATCCAACTCTTTACTGTTATCTCAGTGAAGGAAGTGTTGTAGTTGATCCTTGGAGAGAGTTTGAGTCTAAAAAGTTAGAAGTATTCCATTATGGAAACACAAGATGAAGAAAATTTTAATTGTTGGTGATAGTAATGCACTAGGCGAATGGGGAACTGTTATTCCAGGACCTGCCTGTGCAAATCCTAAACACCCGGAACTATACGAACCGTGGAACAAGGACAAATACTTAGAAGGTACTGCACCTAAGCCTTTTCAAGTTGTATGGCCAGGGTTTGGTTATAACTTAGATCAAATGGGTCATGCTACTGCTAACTATGCCTTTGGTGGATCAGGCAACTTTGAAGCAATTTTTAAAGTTGAAGAAGCATTAGGTCTTGCACCTTGTTTTACTAGTCCTGTATTTTACAAACCTAATTTAATTATATGGATGCTTACTGAGCCTTGTAGAGATCTAAAAAGAAGTTTATGGCCAGATGAAGCAGGACTATATGACTTGCAAAAGTATTACGATAAAAGCGAAGATAAAATTAGAAATGCTAATAGCATTAAAGATATAAATGATGAATTACTTACAATAGCATTAGATGGCGCACAAGCAATTTACGAGCAAACAGGTATACCTTGGTTAGTAATTGAAGGTTGGGGTAAACTACCTAAAGATATTAGTAAGTACACTTTTATAAAATATGTACATCGTGAGTGGATGGATAAAATATTAGGAAGACCAGTACCATTAATTAGTAGTTGGGGTACAGCAGAAAACGTTCGTAGACGCAGACCAGACCTAACAGAAAATGCGGCAGAAAGTTTACGCATGTTTGCTAGACAAAAACCTGAACTTAATATTCCTGTGATACCAGAAGGAGAAGATACAGAGTTTAAAACTATAGTTGACGAGTACGAAAAAGTAATTGAGATTATGACAAACAGCGACATGTTCCCAGATAACTGTCATGTAGATAGAACAATACAAGAGGAACTAGCTAACGAGATAGCACCACATGTATGATATTGTTTTTATAAGTTACGGTGAAGCAAACGCTGATAGTAATTGGGATAAACTTAAACAACAGTATCCAATGGCAAAGCGTGTTAAAGACGTTAAAGGAATTCACCAAGCACACGTAGCAGGTGCTAAAAAATGTTTTACAAAAATGTTTTGGGTAGTAGATGGTGACGCCCAGATAGTAGACGATTTTAAATTTGATCACGAAGTTAGTAGTTACGATTTAGATTGTGTTCATGTGTGGAGAGCAAAAAATCCTATCAACGGATTAGAGTATGGGTATGGTGGCGTTAAGTTATTACCACGTATGCTTACACTAAAGATGGATACTACAACAAATGATATGACTACTAGTATTAGTGATAAATTTAAAGCAATGCCAAGTGTTAGTAACATTACTGCGTTCAACACAGATCCATTAAGTACATGGCGTGGTGCGTTTAGAGAATGTGCAAAGTTGGCAAGTAAAACAATACAAGGACAACTAGAGGAAGAAACAAATGAACGACTTAAGACTTGGACTACTCATGCTGATGGAGTACATAGTAGATATGCGTTACGAGGTGCTAATGCTGGTATGCAGTTTGGCCTTTCTGTCGGCGCTGATTTGGGGTTAATAAATGATTTTGAATGGTTAGAACTACAATATGCAAACGATTCCTTTTAATAATATAACGTCTTTAGGACAAAAAACAATGTTAGACAATCCATTGTTTAATGTTAGTTGGATACTTGGAAGATTTTGTAACTATAAATGTAGCTACTGTTGGCCTTATGCAAATACAGATAAGCCAGACCATCAAGAATTAAGTTTATATAAAAGTACTATTGATGAAATAAAACGCCAAGCAAGAGATAATGGCTATACACAATTTCATTTTAGTTTTAGTGGAGGAGAACCAACAGCATATAAAGACTTTGGGGAGCTCATAGAGCATTACTGTAGTGATACAGCACCAGAATATCAAAGTTTACATATGACTACAAATTTATCACCAGGAAGTAAATGGTGGAACAAATGGTTAGAAGCAACTAAAGGATTACAACGTAGAAGTATTACAGCAAGTTTCCATGCAGAGTTTGCAAATGAACAAGAGTTTGGCGACAAGTGTTTACAGCTTATGAAAGAAGGAGTACTAGTAACAATCAATCAAGTTATGGTGCCCGAACTATGGAAGGAATATTATGAAAGATCATTACGACTTATTGATAGAGGAATACATGTTACTCTTAAGCCACAAAGCGACCCAACTGCGTCATTTGTGGTCAGTGGTTACACGGAAGAACAAACAAAAATCCTCCAAACAGAATCAGAGCAACAGGTCGCACAAGTTAGACTCAAAGATGCTCAAGGAGTAGAGTACGAACTTGACCAAGCAGAAAGATTAAATGCATTTGGCTTTAACAAATTTAAAGGTTGGAGTTGTAACGCAGGGTATCAAAGTTGCATCATACGTGGCGATGAAGTTAAAAGAGCTTATAGTTGTAGCGATGAACCTCTAGGTACGCTTAAAGACGGTTTTACGCTGTTTAAGACACCATCTAAGTGTGTAACTGATACGTGTGTTAGTAGTGCAGACAATAAGATACCTAAGGAAATACTATGAAGAATTTATGGAAACGTTATAAGGCACACGATAACAAAGTAAAAGAAGCACAAGCAAACTTCAAAGTGTCTGATATAAAGAACAAATACTTTAGAGCATTGATGTGGATTATTATGCTTAAATTTGTATGGGATATTACTACACTATTTGAAAAGTATTTGCCTATGAAAACAGTATACAAGATATTAGGATTAGGTTGGACTAAACTAGGCTATTATGTATTTTGGTTATTATGGTTTATATTCTTAGTAGTAGTATTATACAATGTATTAGGACAAGAAGCCTTTGATAAGTTAGTTAACGAATTATGAAGATAGATATTAGAGATATTAAATTTTGGATGGATGCTATTCGCAACAGCGATGACAGAAGCCGTACCTTAGAAAGTTTTTGGGGCGGACAGTTAGAATCTAAAACTTGGTTAGTTGAATCTCTACAAGCAAAAGCTAAAACAATTAGTAATGCTAATGTTGTTATACATGGCGGCTGGAATGGTGTGTTAGCAAATATGCTATTCAATAGTGAAATTGGTATTAAACATATCATAAGTGTTGACCTTGATCCTGCTTGTAAAGAAATTGCAAGTACAGTAAACAAGCGTCAAGAGATGGAAGGTAAGTTTGAAGCAGTTACAGATGACATGTGTAGTTACGAGTATATAAACAATCCTTACTTTGTTATTAATACAAGTTGCGAACATATTACACAAGAACAATATATGCAATGGTTAAATAATATACCAAAGGGTACAAAGATAGTTTTACAATCTAATAACTATTATGAATTAGAAGAACATATTAACTGTAGCGATACACTAGAGGAGTTTGCAAAGAAATCAAAGTTGAATGTTGAAGTTGCAAAGGAATTACAATTAACAAAGTATAAAAGATTTATGATTATAGGAACAAAAGATGTATAACTACGAAGATATCACATCAATACATTTAGAAGTTACAACTAGATGTCAAGCAAGATGTCCTATGTGTCCAAGAAGGATCAATGGCGGACCTGAACTTGACAGTTTAGATCTTACAGAAATTAGTTATGCACAATTTATAAAATGGTTTCCTGTAAGTTTTGTACAACAATTAAAGTTTTTAAATATGTGTGGTAACTTGGGCGATCCTATTATGGCCAAAGACACACTAGGCATAATGCAATACCTACGTAAGCACAATCCTTTTATGACTTTGCAAATGCACACTAACGGAAGTGCTAGGACTACTGATTGGTTTAAGGGTCTTGCAGATGTAGGAGTAAAAATTGTATTTGGTATTGACGGATTAGGAGATACTCATTCGTTATATAGAATTAGTACAAACTATGAGAAAATTTTAGAAAACGCACAAGCATTTATAAGTGCAGGCGGAGATGCAAGATGGGATATGCTTGTATTCAAACATAATGAACATCAAGTAGATGCATGTGAACAGTTAAGCAAAGACTTAGGCTTTAAAGGATTTAGCATTAAGCATACTACACGTTTTAGAGATGGTAAGTTAGATGTAATAGATGACAACTACAATATTACACACACGCTATTACCATCACAAAAGAGTTTAGAAATGATTGCACCAGCAGAAAAAGCTAGACACGAAGTTATGCCAACTATTAATTGTAAAGCAGTTCAAGATAAACAAATGTATATTGCCGCTAACGGAAATGTTAGTCCTTGTTGTTGGTTAGATTTAGAATGGTTACCTCAACACTCCCATTCAAGAATAGATTACATGACAAAAATTAAAGAATATCCTAATTTACACAATCATTCATTTGTAGAGATTTTTGACAACGGCTTTTTTAACAAGATTAGCAGTTGTTGGACTAGTACCGGACTTAAAGAATGTTCAAAACAATGCGGAACATTTGATAAACTAAACGCACAGTTTGAAAGGCATGAGCATGAGTAAAACATTTTGTCCTTTGCCTTGGATACATTTAGCAACACGCCCTAACGGTGACGTTAGAGTTTGTTGTACTGCTAATGCATCAGGTGCAGGGATAGAAGATGACAAAACAGTAGGGCTTGTTAAGAAAGACGGCATTGCTATGAATATGCGTGACCATACTATTGAAGAAGTATGGAATAGTGAGCATATGCGTAACACAAGATTGCAAATGTTAAATGACCAAGTACCTGCAAGTTGTCGTAAATGTTTTGCAGAAGAAGAAAAAGGTATTGTAAGTAAGCGTCAATGGGAAACTAAAGTATGGGAAAAGCGTTTAGACATTGACAGTATTGTAGAACAAACAGACGCAGACGGTAACTTACCTGTTAATATTCCTTACTTTGATTTGCGCCTTGGTAACTTGTGCCAATTAAAGTGTGTAATGTGTAGTCCACATGATTCAAGCAGTTGGATTAAAGAATGGAAACTACAAAAACCTAAATACAAAAACAAAGACTTAATTGCAGAACAAAGTTGGGATCAAGACTTTGATTATACTTGGTATAAGAAAGGATCGTTTTTAGATTCTATGAAAGACCAAGCACAACACATTAAAGAATTATATTTTGCAGGTGGTGAG